TACAATCAAGACTGATAATATCAATACTAATTTATCAAGACTGAGTGAACCAGATGGTGCTGGTGCTAACTATATAGATAGTATAGAGGACGCCCCCGCAGAAAACGACCTTGGCATTGTTCACGATTGGATTTTTTCAG